CAAGGTGAAACCGATAATGTTCTGTTTCACCTGCATTTCCCCCTTGCTTTCACCCGCTATTGCTTTATTCATCGGTATTTCGAGAATTAGGTGGAATTGATGAACCGCATTATATTATAGTTACATTTTTGATGCCTAATTTATAAGGAAGGTAAGTTGCACAGTATTTCGTTACCGAATGATTCCATGATTCTTCTATTTTATCAAATTCGTGACTCTAACGTAAGTGCCACGGATTCAAAGAAAGCTTTTCTTTTGAGTATTGCCTTTGATTCTATCTTTGCTCTCATTAAAACTTAAAAACGGAATATAAGTATGAAAGACGAATTGTACATTAATGGAAAAGATGCCTATATCACATGGGGCATTAGTATGGACAGCACTTCTCTGTCCTTTCTCATGACTCCTTCAGCCAATAAGGCATATTTAGAGAATGAGAGCCGTTTGGATCACGGTAAGCGGGTGACGGTGACCAACCCGGTGATGGACACTCGTGATCTGACGTTACAACTACATCTGACGGCCGACACGGAAGAGCAATTTTTCCAACGTTACCGTAGCTTCTGCGAGGAACTGACTAAGGGAAGGCTGGAGATAGCAACAAAGTATCAACCGGACTTGGTTTACAGAACCATTTATCTGTCGTGTAGCCAATTCAGCCAATTTATGCGTGGTATTGGCAAGTTTACTCTTAAACTGAATGAACCCAACCCAAATGATAGAGCAGTATGACAGTAGATATTAAAGATGCCACCGGAAATATTCGCTTTTCTACTCCTATAAACAAGGGATCAAAGCGTAAATTCACGTTGATGCAAGAAGACTATATAACTTTAAAGTTTTCTTTGGAACATCCTGTTTATTTCAACTTAGGAGACGGAATAGATAATGAGCTAGGTATATTTGAGCTTATAGATCTTTATAAACCTGTTTATAATACTACTACAGGTGGTTATGATTACGAGCTTCGTTTAGATGCTTATTATTGGAAATGGAAGAACAAGAAATTTTTCTATACTCCGGAGAATGCAGGAAGAGAAGCTGGATGGAATCTGACAGCTACTCTTGAAACTCATTTAAAAGTCTTTATTGACAACTTGAATGTTCTTGGTTATAAATTTAGGAACCAAGAGTTTATTTTTAAAATAGACGATACGGTGGGACAATCTTCTAAACTCGTATCCTATAATAATACGAATCTAATTGATGCTCTTACTCAAATGGCTGAAACATGGGAATGCGAATGGTGGATAGAAGACAAATTCATTCGTTTCGGACGTTGTGAATATAGTTCTCCGATAGATTTCAAAGCCGGTGATTTGCAGGATACCGAGAATGTGAACGTCAACTCCATGCAAAGAAGTGACAGCCAAACAACGTATGCGACTCGTATTTATCCTTTTGGCTCTACCCGTAATATACCTGATAGCTATCGGAAAAGTCTTATCTTTGATGTGAAAGAAATCGAAGGAAGAGACATCCTTGATACTGCAAGGCCATTGAGTAATAAATATTTCCCGATTTCTACACAGACTGAAGGTGGCCTTAACCCTATTTTTTCAAATGCTATGTATAACTTTCCACAAAGTCAGTCCATTGCATCAGTCACTACCAAAAGGAAGATAGATTCTTTGTCAGGAGGGAGATACAAAATAAAAGTCGACGGTTTTTCTTGTGAATTTTTGGGCGGTGACAGGACTGATGGTTTAAAGGATTTTATAAAATTGAGAGTGTGGCTTACGTATGATACAGGAGGAGTTACAAAGCAGGTGGATATTTTCTCCGAAGAGAAAAATATTCCTCAAATTCCGGCTGGTACAGGTGTTTATTTAGATATCCCGAGTAAAGTAGTTGAATTTACGCTACCCGATGATTGTCAGAATATAACTATCGCTTCTGAGTGGAGCACAAAGCGAGTGCGCACTACTGATACTTATAATGTTGGAATGTTCACTCATGGTTACAATCCTGCCGTAGCTTATTCTAATTCTATTATGGTAACTTTTATCTCTGGTAGTAACGCAGGGAAATCATACCAGGCTGTGTATAATGCCACTTTTATACCAGAAGAGGGTAATTCTATTCGCCTTCCGGAAGGTATATCCGCTTCTTTGGGTGATCGATACAGTATTGACAACATTATCAAAGGTAAAGTTCCCGATAACTATTTCAGTAAAGATGAGAAGGAACTTACTTTGAATGGCGTTATTCAGAAGCGTCTTATGCTTGCTGAAGGAATCTCTTATGTAGATGCTTACCGTTATACTCCCACAGGGGAACGTATTGACATCGAAGATGAACGTTACGATAATCCTGATAATGTTGAAATGTCGAAAGAAGAAGCAATCGAAGAGATTGTTGTATTCGAGGATGAATATCCGAAGTATATTGGTAGTACTACGGTGGTTCCTGATCCTACTTGGGAAAATGAAAAGGCTGATGATAAGCCAACCGGCAATAAATATCCTATCTATACCTTCAAAGATACAGGACTAAAGAACTTTACAGAAGATTTTAGGTTGAATGGTGACGAATTTCATTTGATATTCCAGACAGGTTTACTTGCTGGGATGGATTTTGTTATTAATCTCGTAAAGAGTGATGATGCCGGAACAACTTTTGAAATCGTACGCAATAAAGATTATGGTCGTTATCTCCCAGACGACGCGCTTTATCCCCAAGCTGTTCATACGGAAAAAGGAGAAGAAATTCCAGCTGATACATACATTCTTTATGGCTTTGATACAGCTTTTATCTCTGAACAGATGTTGCCGGAATCAGAGCAAGCACTTTTGGAAAAGGCTAAAGATTATGTAAAGAAATCTATGATAGATCCTTCTACCTATAATTGCGAGATGGATAGCATATACATTTATAATGAGGGTAATATCCGTACTTTTGAAATTGGTCATAAAGTAAATCTTATTAATAAAACTTATTTTGAAGAGGGACGTCAATCCCGTGTTATCGGGTTTGAATGGCCTTTGGATATTCCTTATGATCATCCTATTTATACTGTTGGCGAGACTGCTGCCTATTCTCGTTTGGGAGCAATAGAAAGTAAAGTGGATTCTCTAACTTATAAAGGACAGACATATAGTGGAACTAGTGTAAATGGAGGAGGTGGAACTAGTGTTTATGTGATTGGAGTATATGATAAAACTCTGCCATCAGATAGAAATACATTTTCCTCAAAAAGAATTATTAATGAAATTGAGGAGCGTGCATTAAGTAGAACTGATGCCGATGAGGCTGCCGGATTAATTAGTTTCTCTAAGGGATTAATTTCTGAAGAACTGATAGAGGCTAACAACGGTCTTGTTGTTCGTAGGCAAGAAATCATGGAAGTTTCTCCAATGGTTTTAGTGGAGGAAGATGATGCTTTGATAGAAGAATTATCAGTAAGGAGTGATATTACGACTCTTGGAGAAATAACTAATGTGAGTAAAGAAGCAGATGAAATATCGGAAACAAATGATTTGATAGTACGTCTTTCTGGAGCTTCAGAGTGGACTGTTGACACGACATTATTTTCTAATATTTCGAAATTGATGGAAGAGGTCTTTCCATTTACTATGTCTCTCAGTGGGGGAGCTACGTATGAGAAAGGTAGCACTCAAACGATAAGTCTTTCTTGGAGTTATGATAGAGATATAACATCTCAATCAATTAATCGAAAAACGGTAGCAGTTGATATTCGTACAAAACAATATGAAGGTATTACAACTGATACAACTTATGCTTTGTCGGCTGTATCTAACGGACAAACTTATACGAAATCTATTTCTGTAGGATTTAAATTAAAAAAGTATTATGGAGTCTCTGTTCATGAATCACTAACTAATGAAGAAATATTGCTTTTACCTAGTTTATGGGCGGAACGTGCACAAACCCCTACTGTATTTGATTGTTCAGGCGGCAAGTTTCCTTATTACATTTTGCCTACATCTATGGTATCTGATATTCAGTTTGGGATTGGAGGATTACGCAATTCTGATTGGATAGAAGAGATACGGGAGATTACTAATGCTTATGGATATACGGAGAGTTATACAATATTTAGGTTAAACAGCATCCAAACAGGGGTGTTAAATATAGAAGTAAAATAATGGCAATATTAAGTAACGGTAAGTTTTATGGCTTCCTTTGTTCTGTTAAAGAAACCGGGCAGAAATTAGCAAATGGAGTGAAAGAATATGTGGAAGATTTTGTGTCAGGATTTGCCGGGCATGGGTGGAAGATATGGGAATATGTTAAAGGCAAATGGATGCTGGAAATAGACTCGATTCGTGTTCGTGGACAGTTTACTGTATTTGAAATGCTGATCAGTAAAGTGAGGGCTATTATTGGTGCACAAGCTATAACGCAAGGTTGTGGGAAGATAAAGACTGCTGAATTATCAGAAGATGGAAGTGCTTATCTTATCACGCTGGAAGATGCTGATATGAGTTTTATGGAACATGATTTTATCCGTTGCCAAGAGTTTACCGGAAGTCAGAAGGTTTATCATGTAGAGATAGAATCAGTAGCAGATGGAATAATTCGAGTTCCTTTATCTGAGTTTGATTTGGGTGAAGAGGGGATAGTAGTGAATCCACCGGCTCCGGGAGATGATATTGTGCAATTCGGTAACTCGCAGAATAAAGCTCGTCAATCTGCTATCTACCTTCATGCGGATGAGACAGGACAACCAGCTATTGATGTAATGTTTGATATCAATAGCAAGAACTGGGACGGTAAAGTGAAAATCCGTGTCGGCGGTGATATCCCTGACAGTGGAGGTTTGAAAGGTTTCTACTGTGAAAACGGCATGATCAAAGGAACTGACTCAAACGGGCACACAGTGTATTGCATCTATCCTGACGGTACAGCTGAATTTGGTGACAACTCCGCAAAGTTCTGTACTGACAAGTCTGGATATATTGCTGGTGGTGCAATCTCTTGGGTATGGAATGCGGAGAAGAAAAAGTGTGTATGTACCATGAAGGATGTTGTTCTAACTTGGGATAATTTGTCAGATGAAGCGAAAGAGAATTTGAAAGGTGAACCAGGTAAAGATGGGACGGATGGAAAAGATGGCGATCCTGGTAAGGATGGACTAGATGCTAATCTTTTACCGTGGATTGAGGAATGGAATGGATATGCTACAGAAATAGGTGAAGGGTATATCGTTACTCCCAAGTTGTTTTCAGGCACAAAGGCCATTGATGAAAATGGTAAGGTATGGCTGACAGGAATAGCGCAAGGAAAAGATTGTCTCATGGTTGCTGATGGGACAACACGGACGGGAATATTCGCTTTGGTTAACAATGAAATTGTGTTTGAGCTTGACCCGATAAATAGGAAATATAAATTTTCTGGTGAGGTAAATGCTGATTCCGGGACTTTTAATGGGGTTATAAATGCTAATTCTGGGACTATCGGTGGTTTTAATATATCAAACGGACGTATAGGTTCTGTAATTACCGCAGGAGGTGGTGAATATAATGGAGGGAATCTTTCTTTGCTTGACGATCTTATTCGTGTAGGAAACAAGGATAGTTATTCGTTATTAGGAAGTAATACAATTCCTGCTTCAGCGGGTGGAATTTACACTTCAACATGTAGGATCGTTAACAATAATGTAAATAAAGAATACGGAGGCGTGAATTATGGTATGATGATAAATGTAAGCGGTGCGGAAAAAAATTATGGAATTTCATCAAATGCGCCAATCTTATCAAATGCATGCATTAGTACGAAAGTTGCCACTTATATTCATTGGGAAAATGGCGCACGTGAAAACGATATGGATTTATCAAGATATAGTGTTTTTTTACTTGGGTCTAATGGCAGGATGAGTTTAGAACTCCCGAGCGAGAGTACAGTCGCAAGGATGTTTAAATTATCGTCACTTCCTGTTGATTTTTCATTAATGTTTACCCTTCATATAAGATCTTGGTCGTATGACATAACAATTAATAACGTATATGATTGGAATGCGAATTTGATTAATGTAACAATGGTTAAAGGAGATACTCTCACGCTTCTTATTAGTAAATATGATGGATTTCGGTACGATGTACTAAACAGGCAAGATTAGTAGAGTATATATGGAACTAAACGACTGGCTAACTATACTCGGAGCTTTAGGAGGCTTGGAAGCAATCAAGTGGATAGTTAACTTCTACGTTAATCGGAAGACTGACGCAAGGAAAGAGGATGCGGCGGCAGATGCAGCAGAGAATGAGAATGAACGTAATCAAGTTGCTTGGTTGGAGGAACGTATTGCTCAACGGGATGCAAAGATTGATGCTATTTATGTTGAGTTACGAGAGGAGCAATCTGCTCATTTGGAAGATATACATAAAAGATATGTGGCA